TATTGTCACTTCATACGCAAACTGATCACTGTAAATAGCCGCGTATCTGTCATCGACTCTGCGTTCTAAGCCGCGATCAATAGTCTGGAACACCCCATTTTCAAATTCATCTTCAGACCTATTGTAATGACCGAGAGGACCACGACTGTCATCAAGTAAATTAAAAAGTGCCTCTTTTGGCATTACAGGAAAATTACCGTTGAATTTAGCCACTCGGAAATAAGGCATAAGCAAAAGCCCAATATATCCCATGGTAGGTGCATTTAACATTGTTTCAAAAACTATTTGCCCCAAATCTGGACGGGGTATAGCGGTATCACTTGTCGGTCTCATAGTTCCCTCCTTATGAGGTCAAAAGCAGTTTAGTATATTCAATCCAGATCGCTGACATAACCACTGTGTCTGTGGTATGAGCGCCCGGTGTAAGCTCAACAGATAAAGTCTGAGCGCCTGCGGGTACGTCCGCCGCATCGATGGTAATCGAATTCTCAGCATAAGCTGCGCCAAGTGCTGCGGAATCATCCGAAACTTTGGTGTCACCCTCGTTAAAATACGAATCAGCGGAGATAACAGGCGTATCGGTGGCACCGCCTGAAGTAGCCCTGAAATGTATAACCACGTCCTCTGATACGTCAATATCAGGAGGTAGCGAGGTTTGGAGTAGAGCCGCAACATTATCAGAAGCAACCCAAGTAATAACCAAACCAGAATCGGTATCACCATTTGCCATGTCGAGGATCGGGTTGGTAGTCAGGCCAAGACGCTCAACGATGTTTGTGGCATCAGATTCGAGCAAACTCGAGAGAGCAATGGGTATAAATGCTTGAGCTGAAAACATATTCGCGTATATTTCAGCGATTGCAGCTTCGACAGTGGCTTGTGTAGTATGTCCCGCAGCATCAAGCAGAGATACGGTGGCCGCAGTGGTTGAAACAAAATCAATTGTTGCAACTTCCACGATGTCACCATCTGCGGTTGCAGCTTCAAGAGCGATAAACTGACCTGTTCCACTTGATGTATCTTGGACCTTACCATCCGCCGCTCCGTACAGGGTCGCACCAATGGCAAAGGCTTCTTTGGCTACTGCCAAAAATGTACGAACCTGGACCGCAATGGAATCACCGTCCTTTTCGTTTGACATTGTCAGCCCTAGATAAGCCTCTCCTTCGTCGGCGTAAATTACTTCTGGTGGGGAGGTTGTTGTACCTGATTCAACTTTAACCCTCCGGTTGGCGATTAGATCCTCACCAGCCTGGAATGTTCGATTTCCGACATTATATACAGATTGTCCCATGTTTAATCCTCCTTTTTGGAGTTATCAAGAAAGGCTGCATGGAGATCTGGATCAGATTTCTGAACGGCTGTCAGTGCTGCGGTTCTTGTGCATTTATGTTCTTTTTGATACGCATCAACAACGGTCATAAATGTATCACCGTCTTCAGTATCAGTATCTTTGCCTTGCTGCCCTACGCTACCAGGCTTGCTTTCTTCGAGTTTCTTGAGAGCTTCTGCCTTGGCGGTTTTCTCAGCTTCAAAGAGAAGTCTATACGCTGAATCAACGTTCAAACCTTCTTTAATAGCCTTCGCTTTAACGTCTGCGTCTGCGTCCTCAATATCAAGTAAACTCGTTACTCTAGCGCGTTCATCTTCGGCACCCTTCGACAAGCCTTCATCATACCCAGCCACTTTGGCGTCGGTCCGAAGTTGCTTGAGAAGTTCGGGCGCCTTCTCTTCCAATAATACTAATGTAATTTCCACTTTGTCGTCCTCCTGTGGTTTATGTTTGGCGCCCTGTGGCGCTTCGTCTTTAAACATCGTCGCGAGAGCAAGCATATCTTTTTTAATCGCTTTTGGATCAGACATTTTACTCTCACATTCTTCTACTTTTAGTTCAGCCAGCGCAATAGCCTCCTCTTTGTCCTCTGGTTCTGAGTTGCCAACAACCTCGTGGACAAACCCGGCCTCCGCAATTTCATCGCCAAAATAGTACGTCTCATCATCCATGGCAGAACGTATATCTTTAAGATCCGTATCAGTTTTTTCTGAGTACTCTTTCGCAATTACATTTGTCAGGGAATTCAAAGTTTTACCAACTTTAAACATCCTTCTATGATCGCCCATGGCAAACGCAGATCCGTTATGAATCATAAAGACTGAATTTTTCTCAGCTGTTCTTTTTTCACCTACCATGGCGATGTACGTGGCCATTGAAGCCACGAGGCCGGTTAAATGCGTATCGACTCCGCCTTTGTGGTTCTTAAGCTCGTTATAGATAATGAGACCTTCCGATAGGTACCCGCCAGGGCTGGCAATCTCGACAGTTACCCGCTTTTTTCCCGCCGATTTTAAACCCTCTCGAACATCCTTTGCAGTGACGTCCCGCCCTATTTCGCCCTCTATTTTAATCGTCGGCATTATTTTGTTCCTCTTCTTCGACCGCTACAGGCCGCATAGTTATATCATATTTTTTTTCAAGTCTTTTAATCTCCGCAAGCTCAATCGCTTTCTGCTCAAGTGCAGTTTTCCAGTCTCGACCCTGCGTTCCATAGATATCTGAAAAATTTCTGGTGTTATTCCCGAGGCGCTCAGTATCCGCTTTCGCTGCTTTTCCGCTGTCAATAGGTCTTGATGGCGGCGGCATCCAGTCAGTACGGGTATAGGCGTACATATTAGCCTTGAAATGACTGATTGAGGTTACTGGCAGAATGCCGCGCACTGCCGCCTCGTATTGAAGTGCCGCAAATATTGGTTGACAAAATCTATTATTCAATATCATGCGATCATAATCACCAAAGCGCTCAGCGTTCTCAAGGCTTGCTTGACTCGCTGAAAAACTCGCTTTATAAGATCGCTTAACATTCTCAGATCCACGCCCTGTGGCCATACCGAGACGCCCAATAATAGAATCATTCATTATATCATAACCTGGGCCTGGCGCATTAGAATCAAGAAAATCAACGGTCTCACCGTCTGCGCCAAAAATCATGGTGCCTTTTTCCATTTCTTCAATTCGATCCGCCCAATCAACTTTTGACACGTCAGTACCGGAGTCGTATGGGTTATCTGAGGTGATAAACGCAGTCCACAGATTCGTCAACAAGGATTTAACAACCGCAGCGTCCACAAGATCATTACTGTCTTTAATCTCTTTAATCATAGAGCCCAATATAGAATCTTGCCGGTATTCCGCTACATTTCGGACATCACAGACAAAAAGCAAATTCGGGAGCCCGGTATCTGCGTTAACTGCTTTAATCTTAGTACAATCCTTTTTTTTGGTAGAAAACCCACGGGTCTTACCTGGCTTTAATATGTAAGCCGATTTAATTTCACCATTCTTGCCAAGCACCACGCCATCATATACTGTTTCATTCTTCGATACGTCGGTAGGGGTTATCAGCCTTCCGGGGTCAATCGGGAGGACTGATAACCCCAGGGGCCTTGCCGAGTTATCATTGTTGTATATCATCTGAAAAACGCCAATTCCCTCAAGTTTCCACATAAAGAAAGCGAGCGCCTGTAACATATAAATATTTTGGCGACCTGTAGCATCGCAGAAATTGCGGAAATCAAGTCCCCAGATCTCAAATAAATTGTAGGCTTTTTGCTGATACTCACTTTTCCAGTCTTCTGTCTTACCAAGCCAGTCTGCCATAGGTCGGGGCTGAGGGGTTACGCCTGTATTAACTACTTCCGTGACTAGGCCATCAATTACGCCTTTGGCCATGGCATCATTTAAGTATAGATCCCAAGCTCGATTATTAATCTTAGTTTTTTGGCTCTCAGCCAGGCGAGAATCTATAATCGACGTTATCCAATTTGATAGCGTCCCCTGGAGTGAAGCACCTTTACGTCTGTAATGCCTACCCTGCGTCATGGCATCCGCCTTGGTATGATTATTTTAGAATTACCAAAAAAACCCGTACTCGTTCTAATAACAGCCGCAGAATATTCCCCGCGCATTTTTCTGAGCGTGTCGAGATTGGCTTTACTATATACCGTACCTTTCAGCGTAACTTCTTGACCATTCTCAAGAATATCAATAATAGCTGCATCAATCGCAGCAAGCATAACGGTATCAGTCGCCATCGCTTATTTCCCACGGCCAATTGCGGTACTCAGTTATTGTACAGGTGCCGGTACCGGAAATCCTGAGTTTTTCGAAAAGAAGCTGCGAGCGCTCAATCACTATCCGGACTGTGTCAGCTCCGGATTGAATTGGGATCAATGTAGGCCAGTCATCTTGTACCCGGACATCTACCTCATTAGTGATATCTGTTATAATTAAGGATGTAGTATCTGGATGTAATAGATAATCGGCTACTGATCCAAGTGTTATGGATTTACTAGCAGTCGTTTTATTAAATAGAGGTAGGTCGTCAGTTTTATCAAGCCCGTCAACATAATAGAATTTAAAAGTCTCGATCGACTCCCCGATATGAACGACTATTTTTTCCCACAGGGTATTTAATAAAGTTAAATGCTTGGTCGTATTATTCGTGTACGTTGGCATGTTGCGTCTCCTGATAGTTTTACACCAAGTATATTGCAGTTTGCGCAACGTTGTCAAATTTCCTATTGCTAGTTTTGGGATAAAGTTGTTGACAGACACAAAAATCGGATAAACTTTTTTAATTTATTTTATTTAATCGCTTGACAGACACAGTATATTGCTGTATTATTCTTACAGGAGCAAAACAAACGCCCCGAAATGGGGCATAAACCTAAGGAGAATTTATAGTGGAAATCGTAAAAATGTTTTTCGGGTCACATTTATATGGCACGGAAACGCGAAATTCAGACACGGATTATAAAGGCGTTTTCTTACCATCAAAGAATCAAGTTTTACTTAACAGGGTGCCGAAAAGTATAAACTCAATGACTAAAAAAGATAGTGGGTTAAAAAATACAAGTGAAGATATTGACTTGGAGGTTTACTCCCTTCAATACTTTATTAAGCTTGCTTGTGATGGGCAGACGGTTGCACTAGATATGCTCCACGCACCTCCTGAAATGATTATTAAATCACACCCAATCTGGAATTTAATAATCTCAGAAAAGCATAGGTTTTATACCCGCAATTTAAAGGCTTTTGTAGGATATGCGAGGAAGCAGGCCGCAAAATATGGAATTAAGGGAAGCCGTTTAAACGCCGCAAAAACAATAATTGATATCTTATCCGAGGAAGATAAGAACCTGAAACTTTCAGATATTTGGGGCGAGCTACC